CACTTAGAACGACGTACTTATCACTAGAAAAATCTAGATCTGGATCATCTAAGAGATTAAAGCTATTGAGAAATTGATTGAGATTGTAAATTCCAAATTCCTTTTCAAATTTCTCTGGGATGGTTGCTTCTCCATAAACGGCCCTGGATCCTTTAACTGTTTTTAGAGAATTTCCGGGTTTAATATGAATTGATTGACTGATTGATGCGAAGTTCTTTAGAAGAGCAAGAGTTTCTGGTGAAAGTTTCATTTATTTTCAATTAGGTCAAGATGATTAATAAGAAGCATAGTATAATGTAGAACCTTAAAGAGATCTGCTCGGGGAGTTCCCTTGCAATCATATCTGTCGATATATTTTGTGACATTTCCAGCGCAGAATCCTTCTCTTCGGGAATACTTAATTTTATCTATTGTTTGATCATTACTCCCAGAAGACCTATCAACATAATGTTGATTATATGTAGTTTTCAGATATTCTTCTAGTTGTTTGAGAATCCTGTCCTCATTATATTTCCAAAAGTGTTCGTTACTCATAATATTACAATAAAAAATCGGCTCTCTTGTGGGAGAGAACCGATTTTAGCACGTTAATGGGGAATTTGTCAAGTAGTCAGGAGATCAGGGCACCTAGGGCCGTGTTTTTTACAAAGTATCGCATCTGGTGTTTGTGCATAATTTTCTTCTATTAAGAAGTTTATTGGGTTCATCGACCACTTGCTCTACGACGACGGGCGCGATAGTTTGTTGGAACTGTTCTATATCCAGACAAAGAGTTTGTTGATACTGTTTCTACATCATCATTACCATCATAATCATGTTTCACTTCAACATTCTTTTCAGCATTCATGCGTTCTACACTTGCTTTTGCTTGTTTAGTTGCTCCTGAGCCATATTGATATGGATTTTTATGTCCTTCCTTACCCATATCACGTCTAACGCCAGTTTCTACTCTATCTTGCCATTTTGGTTTTTTATATATGGTTGAACCTCCACGCCTTACCTGACGAATATCATTCCCAGTGATTCTATTTCCAAGAGATCTTTGAGAACCTTTAACTGCTTCATCAAGAACCTCTTCAACAATGCCTTCGCGCCATTCTTCGGACATGTTAGCCATAATTACATCAGCGTCTTCGTAAGAATCACAGAAGCCTTCTGACACCAGATATTCAGAGACTAGATCATATAGGTCTAGTTCTTCTTTTTGCTCTTTTCTTTTATTATTCTCCACTTTGCTAGGATTATGAACTCTAGCGGGTCCAGCATTTTTCATCAGTAGTGGATTTTTAGAGGATTTTATAATTCTTTTTGGCGCTTCTTCATCAAGAGCACTTAAATAAGCCTTATAAAGTTCTTCATCACTGTATTGATCAAGATCGTAACCCTCTTCAATAAGGGCCTCAACCCATTCTTCAATGGAAAGCATTTCTTCTTCAGAAAGGGTTTCTTCATTATAAACACCGTGGCGATAAGCCTCGTTCAAAAGTGCGAGAGTATTTGGATTCATTTGTAAATTACTAAAACTATTAAGTATTTAGGAAATGTCCTCTTTAAAAGTAAAATGTCCTCTCTTTTCAAACTTAATAATTTTATCGAACTTACTGTCCAAATTATCCCTATGTGAAATCATAAAGATATTCTTGTTCTTCATGTCTTGGCGAATAATATTCAAAAATAATGAAATTCCCTCAGCATCCATCGAGCCATCTAGGATTTCATCGAGAATCAAGAGGTTCGTGTTGACCGAGTTCTTAAGAGCCGCAACACTCATAAGACCAAAGGTAAGGGCCAGATTGATCCGTTGCTTTTGTCCTTCTGAGAAATTACCATAAGTAAAGTTCTCAAAAGTGGGAGTTAAAATAGTCTCATTAAATTCCCCGTCTAAAGTAAAATTCACATAAAGCTCCATCATCTTCAGATATTCATTGATCTTTTGATTAATCAAAGGAAGATATTTATTGATAATTACGGTCTTAACCCCGCCATCTTTAAGAATATTTCCAACAAACTCATAGTATTCTGAGGCTTCTTTGGTCTGAATAATTTCATTCTTGACTGCATGAAGCTCTTCATAAAAGAATTCTAATTTGGCATTTTCTTCTTGTAGATCATCAACTTTTTGTAAGTCATTAATCTCATTTTGAATCTCGGAGATCAGTCCAGAATATTGATTCATTCTTGATTGATTCTGAGAAATTGTCTGATTTAAAGAACTAATCTCCTGAGAAATCTCAAGAAACTTCTTTTCCTTTCTCTGTTCAGATCGAATCGTATTCAAAAGATCCGAATAACCAGAAGATACTTCTTCAATAGTTTCTTCGGATTCTTTGAGTCTTTTTTCTTTAATCTCTGATGAGATATCCTGAGAACAAGTCGGACAAACATCATTATGTTCAAAGACGGAATGGTTCTCTTTTAATGATTCAATTCTTTGAGAAATCTTTCCTTTAAGAGATCCGAGTTTTTTTAGCTGGGCAGAGGCCTTGGAATAATCCTGCAATTTATCCTGAAGTGTTTTGACTTCTTCTTCGTGTTCTTTGGTCTGAGTAAATAATTCCGAAATAAGATCCTGATACTTTTTAATCTTGTCTTTTTTATCCTGAAGATTCGCAGAGTCCTTTTGTTTGATCTGTTCAATAAACTGCTTTTGAAGTTCTAGCTTTTCTTCAAGCCCAACTTCCTTAACGCGAAGTAGCTTGATGGCATCTCTAGAGGCCTTTATGTTGTCTTTAACCAACACGTTCATTGAAGAGAATACTTTTATGTCAAGAAGCTCTTCTATAATTTCTCTTCTGTCCCCGGTGGTGAGCTGCATGAAAGGAATAAAGTTTGATGTCCCAAGAACAATGATCTGGGTAAACGTCTTAAAGTTCATCCTTAGGACATTTTGCTCAAACCATTTTTGCTGCTCAATTACTGATGAATGTTGATCAAGCAGTTCGCCATTTTTATAAATCTCAAACACAGCCGGGGCCAGACCTCTTACAACTTTCCATTCGGTTTTATTGATTTGAAATTCCAGTTCTGCAACACAATCTTTTTTGTTTATATTATTAATTAGTTGCGGGAGATTTACTTGTCTATAGGCCTTTTTAAATAAGCAAAAAGTTAATATGTCTGCTATGGTTGATTTTGATACACCATTAGCTCCCCTTATGAGAGTTAAATGATCAGCATTTAACTCATATTCAAGAAAAGAATTTCCAATAGAAAGAAAATTCTTGGCTCTGGCTTTTTTAAAGATCAGCATTACTATATCCTGGTGGCACTACAAAATCATTTCGACTAATTTTAGTATACTTAAATCCGACTAGTTTACAGGTTTTTATGAGAAGTTCCTCTTCATATTCTGCGATTCCTAGATTATCCACATCCATTTCTTCAAGCATCATCATGTAACGATGAGCATCATCAAAATCCTCAAAGAATAAAATAACCTTTTCGTCCAATTCATTAATAACCGAAAAGGCTCCTTTTTCTCGACCCTCAGTAGAAACGATAACGTACATCAGACAGCATCCATTGAAGAAACGTACAATTGATTAATAATATTTTTAATCTTAGATTTATCCAGAGTGATATCGCATTCATCAACATAAGAATGAAGAATACTCATAGTATCTTCTGATTCGATTTGCTCAATAGCCGAAGAATCAATAATATTCTCCAGACTTTCAATAATCTTCAGTTCAAATGGTCCTTGATCATTGATCTTTTGAATAAATCGCTCAAAGAGCTTGACTGACTTTTTATTTCTGACCACAACCCGAACCAGCTTTCCTTCTAGGTCTTTAGGGACCCGAATTCGATCCTCATCATAAACAATCTGGTAATGAAGTTTATAAGGATTATCAACGTGATAATGCTCTAGGGTTTCCGTGTCAAGAATCGTGAAGCCTCTAACATCGTCCACATCATTGAAATATATTTCATAAGGATTTCCCAGGTAAAAGATCTTTCCATTATCAGACCGGGTGTGATAATGTCCTGAAAAAACCTTTTCAAATTTAAAGAACGGATCAGCATCCCTAGAATCTTCCATGACATGTCCTCTATGGGCCACAAAGCCATTGAGTTCTAGATGTCCTACAGCCAGTCTACATTTGGACTTCTCAATCGTCCGATAAACAATCTCTTCATTTTCACTTGTGATCCAGGGAATAAAGAGAACATCCAGGCCCTCAATATTAACCTCTACTGGTTCTGAATAAACATGAATATTCGGGTATCCTTGTAAAAGAAGAGAAGGAGAATTAATACGATTAGAATTTCTTAGAAAAATATCATGATTTCCCACGATCATGTGAGTCTCATAATTTTTTAGTGGATCTAGAACAACTCTTTGAGTCCAATCAAGACCATCATATTCAATAATTCTTCGATTGTCAAAGGCATCACCCAAATGAAGAACCGTTTTAATTCCTTCTTCCTCTAAAGTGGGAAAAAAGACGTTTTTATAAAACAGCTCAAAATAATCCTGGAAGAGTTTAGACGACTTCCTCGCGCAGTAATGTGTGTCGGTAATACAAGCCACCTTAGCCATTGATCTCATCCTCAAAAGACTGCACCAATAGTAATAGCAGTGCCCGATCCTCAGACTTTTCTAGCTTTTCAAACAATTTTTCCATCATTACTTTTCTTTTGTCTTTTCTCACCTTAAATTGTTTAGATTCACTAAATCCCATCAGAGTCGATTCTTAAAGTGTACATTATCACGAATAGAAGAATAATCTGAATAATTATCCATGTAGTCTCCATCATCTACCATCACTTCGCTGAAGTTCAGTCTTTCAATGATGAGAGACTTTTTCTCCGATTCTCTTTTTTCAATTTTAATTCTTCTTAAGAAAGCATAGTAAGTAATTTGAGTAAAATAAGCAAAGGGGTTGGTTGATTTTTCTGGATCAAAGTTGAGAATATACCTAGACATATTTTCAACAGCATCAGAAATTAGTTCTTCTTTGTAAGAATAATTTGCATAATTTCCTTGAAAACCAAATCGGGTGGCTATTTGTAAAAAACATTCTCCGATATATCTGGGAATTTGTGGTCTTTGTTCTCCTTTTTCTTTGGCAGTTGCACAGTCTAATTTATACTGAACCAAAGCATCTAGAAACTCTTTATTATTTACATAATGAACTGGTCTTTTCTTTTTTGTCATTAATGATGTTGTAATCATATTAGCTCTTAACTGATATTTATCCAAATTGTAGCATGAAAAGCAACTTCTGTCAAGCCCCCTAAATAAGACAAGATGCATGGGACAGATGGAGTTTTCAGCAACTATTAAGCTAATTTCCGGAGAAGAGATTTTTGCTAAAGTAACTCCGTGTGAAGAGGACAACAAAGATCTTCTTCTTCTTTATGAGCCGGTAATTATCAGTACAATTAATACAGTCAATGGTTATGGATACAAAATTGAACCCTGGCTAAAAACTGCTGATGATGATATGTTTATTATCCAAAAAGATCGTATTATTACAATAAGTGAATGTAGAGATCAAGATCTAATTTCTTATCATGAAAAATTCATTAGACAAAAGAACAAATTGAGTTATTCTAATCCTTATGAAGAGAAATTAGGAAAAGAACAGGGTTATGTTGATACAGTAAAAGAGATGAGAGAGAAACTAGAGAAACTTCTTTAAATCTTTATTGTTTATTAATTAATATAGAATATAGCTCCCGCATCTTCGGAACAAACCAACTCTACTAGAAGTCCAAATAAAAGTCAAGTGCCTATGTGACAATCTCTAGACTGTCATAATACAAAGCATTAAAAAGAAGCAATTGAAAGTCCTTCGGACTTTATTCCCCGAAGGGGAATTGCTTCTATATTATTTAAATATTTATTGTTTATTTAATATTAATATACTAGTCCTATCAAACCGACAAACCGATTCTAGGCTCGATTCGAGAGAAAGTCAAGTGGGTATGTGACAATCAAGGAATTGTAACAAGGGTGGTTGACAGATTTGGATATAGGGTGTATTATACGCAAGTTCAATAAATTTTTATAATGTCTAATCTTAAAAGCCTTTTTCATGTAAGCAACCATGTCGATAAGTCCACTCGGATTTCTTATGAGGAATCCCAGGCCATAGTTGCACTAGCCAATGCAGTAGTAGAAAACGCCAGGGCTATTTCGGCTATTTGTGATTTGGCCAGTGTATCTGGTCCAGTGGCCAATGTTTCTAATTGTAATTTCTACAATAATGCCTCTGATACCTCCGCAATGAGTGTTGGTTCCGAGGATCCTGAAGAAATGGAAGATCCAGTGGAGGTAGAAGAATCTGAGGATCTGGAAGACTCTGAAGTGTAGAATGGAAGACTTTAATGGAATGTCCCTCGCGTTAGAAGAACTAAGATTCCATATTAAACTTAATGGAGAAATTAGCGCATCAACACATTCGATGCTTATAAAATGTATATCAGTACAAAACCCTGGGTAAAAAAATAATTACCTCAAAATTCCTTCTAGAAAACCCGATTGGATTTAATTATGCTCGATTCAGAATTTATTGATCAGTTTTTTGATGGTCCTGAACTTAATGAGGACCAAAAAGGTGCTTTTAATGTCTTGGATGTAAGGCTAACCGACTTTGACCATAGATCAGAATTGTCAGAATTGGATGTTTATAATTCTTGTATGTTCTTCACTAGACTTTTAACAAAAATCCAAAAAATGGAAAACCGAATACAAGAACTAGAAGAACAGCTAGAAAGTACTTTTTATAATCTTGGAGAACTAGAAGATCGGGTAGAAAAAAAAGGTGTCTACATGGAGGATTGGTGATGCTTATAGGTTATTATTGTATTTGCATACATGATTTTCCAGAGGACGAGGGCATCGTGTACTTTTATGAAACTCCAAAAGTTGGTGACGAGTTTGAATTACCATCAAGTGACTATAAAGAAACCTGGAAAATAAGTTCAGTTAATGAAGAAGACTTAGTAATTCATGCAGTAGAAATCTAAATGAAACCAGTAAATATTTTCAGACTAACACATGAAGTTGCATATAGTTATAGTGATTATGAAATGCAATTTCTTTATTTTGATAGACCAGAACCAATAAAATTTTTAAAATTTGACGAAGATACAAATCTTGAAATTAATAAATCAAAAATTTACTCACAAAAAATAAAGAAATTAAGTTTCAATAGTGAAACTCTTTTAAATTTCTTCAACAGAAATAATTTCAATATTCAGGGAAATAGTTTTTATTTTGTAGTAGATCCATTTCTTGAAAAAGTGTTGGACACACCTTACAGAGAACAAATAATTTCTCTAAATTATTCAATATCAGAAGTAGAACAAGAAAAC